GTTTCCCAGTCACGATCAGCAGGTAAATTGTTAAATAATTCTTTAGCTTCGTTGACTTTGTTAAAAGCCTCCATTAATGGAAGAGCTTTAGTGTTGTCTGTGTATGTAGGAATTTTGTTTTTAAATTCAGGTAGTACACCAGTTTTTTGATAGCGATCCATAATCGCATTAATATTGACCATTTTATAAAATGATTGATCGGTTTTGCTATCGCTAGAAACTATAGTTTTTACTCTTTTTCTTAATTCAGTTCCGAATCCCATATTATCTCCTTAGTTCGGTGTTAGACCAATTGGTCTTTTCTTTTTAGATGATCCATTAAATAAAGCATCCATAATAGATTTAGTAGGAATAGCATTCCCAAGACTATTTACAGTGTCATTAAAGTATTTGAAACCTTTGTCTTTGTCGTAATATTCTAAATCTTTCTTTTTAATTTTCTCCTCTTTTTCAAGAATAGATTTTTGTTTTTCCAAGACATTTTTAGTGGCTTTAGATACATCGCTATCAGCTTTGTTTTTAGTAGCTTGAGATTTGGCAGCTTCGGTATTAGCACTTAAATTCTTTTTTTCTTCACTAGCTTTATAAGCAGCCAAAGAAGAATTAATTGAATCAGTAATACCGCTTGCCATGTCAGTTTTAGCACCTACAGCATTAGCGGCAGTACCGCCGGGAGCAGAAGCTCCCGACAGTCCAACGGCTAACATCGGGTTTAGCCCTGCCTTTTTTAAGTCACGTACTTGTCTTTGATGTGCATCTCTTGAAATAGATTCTCTAAAAGCATAGTCACGATCTGCACGTGACAAATTTTCTTTGTTAGCTTCTTCTTGAGCTTTTCTATTTCTCCAACCTTCATAGATACTTGCAACAGCGCCTAACATTATAATGTCCCTGAAATACCGGGTGTAGAATAAGTAGGCATTGGTCTAGCGTGTATAAAGTTAAAGTATGCATCAAGTATAAACTCGGGCTCAGACGGAGTAGCAACAACTCTAGAAATTGGAGGTGTTTCCTCAATAAATGAAGAATTGAGACCCGGTAAAGCGCTAAAGTCTTGAGCTAGGTGATATAAATCAAGCGATGCGGTTGCATTAGAACGAAATAAACCTGTAACCAAAGAAGGTTTGTATCTCATTTCAGCATAGCGTTCCTGATAACCAAAAACGTCATCGTCGGCAGTAGTACCTTGTGTATAAATTTCTTTGTTTAACACTTCTTGTTCACCAAGGTGAGCAAATGATGGCCAATAGTGATCGAATCTTGTAGTTCTTGACCACATTCTGTTAAGACCTTGCTGATAATTAAGATCAGCACGGATAGAAACGAGACCCATTACAAGTTCATGCTCTGTAAATGATTTAATAAACCCAAGATTATTACCTTGCATAAAAGCCGTAGCAGCCAAGTCACCTTGGTTAGTTGTTCCAGATTCTGAAGTCTGTGCAATTGCCATTGTTCGAAGGTCGATAGAGCCACCGCCAAGATACTCCACACGTTGTAGTCTGAAATCGGGCGAGATAACACCGAAATGAGAAAGGATAAGTTCGTTGTAACGTGTACCACCTCTAGCATCTCTTTCATATAGTTCCTGTAGTGTAAAGGCTTCTCTCCAAGCATTAATTGTTAAAAGACTTACTTGCGTCATGTCAGCATATATACCTGGAAAGCCTGCATTGTCTGGATCTTCCTCAACCATGTAAGTTCCATTGCCTGTACCAGTACCCCAATTAACACCAGAATAATTAGCATAGCTACTAGATGAAGATTCACCAGATTCGTATACTGTTTGTGGGCCTGCTGAAAAAGTTTGATTATATTTACCTATACCTTTAACAGGAGCATCTCCAGCAAATGGAATAGAGACTGGGTCAGCTTTTTGAGCCCAAGGCAAGCAACTAGTAAAATAGTCTTTACGTTTGCCACGAGGTAGTAGAGCATAGTCGCTAGGAGTATCAGTCCCATCGTCAGTAATAAAAGTAACAGAGTCCTGTAAGTTTTCGTCGCGATACCATTGGTTATAGGTAAGATTATAAAATCTCAAGAAATGACTATTGTGTTCATAGTCTGGTATTTTTGTTGGTAAACCAAAATAATCAAAAATACTAAGTTCTGAATATCCAGTAGAAGCAGTGGCAGTTAATTTTGGTTCTGTGAAGTTAACTGAATCGGCAGGATTATCTTGAGCGCCGTTAAACTTCTCCCAATTATCCCATAAAAGTCGTCTAGGACACGAGAAAAAGTGTAGATCAATGTAAACATTATCCATAATGGGCTTTAAAAGTGTTCCCATCCTACCAAAAATAGTTGTTCGTAGATTCATTGTATCGCCGGGAATGGCTTCGTCGAAAAAGATTGGATAAAGAATACCACTATCAATGGTAGTTTTAATTCCGTGGGATCTGTCAAAAGTAGATCTACTAATTTTAGGACTACTAACTTTAGAAAATTGTTCTTGTGGGGACATTACTCCGGGTAATCGTCCAGAAGGTATTTGCATTATATTCTCCTTGTTGAATGCAATAATTTTATCGGTATTTTAATAGAAATAAAAAGGGGGAGCAACCAACTCCCCCTAGCTATACAGCAAATTTGCCCTTTATTGTGGCGTAGAAGGTGCATCCAGAAAAGTTGCACCATTTATAATCGTTTTTGGAGCTTGAGATTCAAGAATTCCAGTTCTTTCATCAAACCAGCCAAGTTCCATAAGAGTATAATCAGCTGGATGTTTATTAAAAGGGTTATCTTCTTGTTTGCAAGCCATTTCGAAAGCGTCCTGAGCATCGCGTTCGTTTTTAATAGCTCTAGGTTCTGAATAAGTTTTTGAAGCAGAGTCATAAACAGTAAATAATTTCATTTTAAATCCTTTTGCCTTCTTTTAAAGGCGTTGAAGTTAGCAAGATCACTATGTAAATGCTCTTGCATAGTTTTTTCTAATTTTATTTGTTGTTTTGGTTTAGACCGGTATTCTGAATCAGAATTAAATGAATGGTCAAGTAAAAATTTAGAATAATTTTGTTGTGGATCTCTATGTTTAATATTAAACATAATATTTGTTTCATAATCACACAATTGATCCAACCAATATTGTCTGGGCCTAATCCAAATTTCAGGAAATTTGTTTTCCATTTTATCCTTATATTGTTTAGAATTATAATTTTCATAAAATTCTAAAAGTTTCTTTTGATAATATCTTGGTAAAGGTTCGCCTGAAAGTATTAAAGATCTCGTATAGCGGATCAAATACTTTAGACCAATACCATTTGATTGAGTTAAAGAATCTTTAAGAGTGGTAATTTCACCATCTTCTGCAATGGCTTCGATGGTTTCACGTTTTGTAGTATATGATGCAATATAATAAGCTGTTTGAACATTAGCTTCGCCTATATTTGCATGACCATGTCCCCATAGTTTTGTAAGTGTTTCACTAGAATAAAGTGAATGTCCTTTTTGTGATTTTTTTAAAAATCGAAGATCCTCGAAATCATGACCAAAAATAATAGAATGATGATGAGGTCTACCAAATTTTGATCCATACTCATGAGCCGTAAAGTGTTTTATTTTTTTAGGTTTAATTTTATCGCGTAGTTTTTTAATAAAGTTCGCGTAGTTTTTTTTAAGGTCTTGTTCGTGAGGTATTTGTGCATAAGTAAGATTAATAAATGTATTATGTTTGTGAAAGTGAAGTTCGTGTTTAACACGGGTAGCCCAATTTTTGGCGTTAAGTTTTTTACATTCGAGGCATTTTCCACATGGTAAGAGTAAATCCCCCTCCGGTGAGGGAAGGGGCTTACCGTTTTCTTGACTCTGCGCTCTCCATGGAAAGTAACACATTACAAGCGGATTCCACCGCGATAAGGAGTAGTATACATATTTTTCCTATGTGATCCTAGTCCTTTTTTAAAGGCGCGTTTAGAAGCGCTTTTTTTTAGTCGTCGTCTTTTCATAAAGTCTCCTTTTGTGACGTTGAATTATAGTTTCCCGTCACTGGGCATATAATAACAAGAGATAAAATATGCCCAGTACGGAAAAACACTTATTCAGAGGTGTTGTTTCCTGTCTCCGACGGCGCTGACGCGGTCTCCGGTGAGGTAGTGACCTCATCCGGTTTTTTTTCAATTAGGTCGTATTTTTCTAGTAATTTTTTGTTTGCGTCATTAGTAAAGAAATTGACTAAATTACTAGGGTTGTGACCCATAGATTTACGCACTTCAGCAGGTAAATTGTTAAATAATTCTTTAGCTTCGTTGACTTTGTTAAAAGCCTCCATTAAGGGATCGTGACTGGGAAACAAAAAATTACTAGAAAAATACGACCTAATTG